AATGACTACATTCTATATTCAAGGAACTTCCAGCCTTAGGAGCACCGTGGCAGCAACTTCCACTGCTGGTGCTACTATTAAAAAACCAACTAGATGGAGTGTTGGATTAAACAGCTCACTTGTAAGAACTTCTGGATTATACGCTGAATCAAATGCTACCTACCCTGCTACTAATTATATAAATTTTTCTGACTTAACCGCTTTAGTCGTTGCCAGTGCATTAAGTTCACTGGGTGCATCTGCATTTTTAAATTTCTTCTAACAAGTATTGATATTTTTTGTATACTAAATATAGAATGCGAGCAAAACAATTCATCACTGAAGGTAAAGATCTTAGTATAAAAGATCACGGCACACATTTTACTGAAATGTTTAAAAAATTCTTGCCCATTGCAATGAAATATATTAAATTAAATTCTTTACCCAAAATGCATTTTGAGCCGCATATCAGTGATGTACATCAACCTACTTTTGGTATGTATGAAAATGGCAATCATGTGCTACACGTTGCACTACTTAATCGTCACCCTAATGATATATTAAGAACAGTTGCTCACGAATTAGTACACTATAAACAAGATACAGAACACGAATTAGGTGACGATAGCGGTACTACTGGTAGTCCTCACGAAAATCAAGCACACGCTATTGCTGGTATTGTAATGAGGCACTTTAACAAACAATACCCTGAATACTTAAATTCAAAACCAATTACAGAATAAGGAAACTAAATGTCTAATACATATAACTGGACTATTGAACGAATAGAATATCAACCCACTGCTCACGGGCAAAATAAAGTTGCCAATATTTTACATTGGGTATACGCTGCAACTGATGAAACTGGTAATTTTACTGCTAATTTATTTAATTCTACAGTTATAACATACGATCCAACATCAGTGTATATAGATTTTGATAATCTTACACACGATATTGTTGTTGGATGGTTAGAGGCAGCATTGGGCAGTGAAACTATTGCATCTTTTAAAACTCAATTAGATACCAAATTGGAAGAATTAGCGTCTCCCAAATCAGTAATCACTACTCCCCCTTGGAATGTTTAAGACTGGTTTATGACAATAGTCTATATTCACGGTGCAAACGCCACAATAGACAGTTTTAATTATATCAGAGATCACTTGTCATATAAAGATTATGCTATTAGTTACGACAGTGCTAATGGTTTTGAAAATAATCTGCAAGATATGTTAAAGCAACTTGAAAAATTTAAAGATATATTTTTTATTGCACATAGTTTGGGCGGCATCTATTCACTGCATATTGCCAATGCTATTCCTGATCGTGTATTAGGAGCAGTAACGTTGAGTACACCTTATGGTGGTAGTGAAAGCGCCGACTACGCCAAATATTTTTTGCCGTTTAGTAGATTATTAAGGGATATAGGTCCCAGCAGTTGGCCTATTAGACAAGCTGATAATATTACAATACAGCATCCTTGGTGTAATGTGGTAACTATCAAAGGATCTAGTCCTTGGATGACCGAACCTAATGATGGTATAGTAACCATACGAAGTCAAAAACACCACAGTGAAAATATGGAATTAATTGAAGTAGATTCTAATCATTACGAGGTGGTGATTAATGAACGTGTTGTTAATTTAATTAAAGAACGTTTGCCACAATAAGAAAAGCCCCAGTTACGGGGCTTTCCTATTTCTACAATATTATTATAAGGGCTATGCCCCGATATTCTAATTTATTTTAATATTTACTTCTTACTAGATGCACTTGCATTAACAAAACTATACATCTTTTCTGCTGTTTCTAGAACTTTATCAAGTCCTGGAAATTCTGGCATTGCTACAGATGTAACAATTTGACCAGTCTTCTCATCACGAGTAGCGGTCATTTCCCATCCTTGAAATTTAGCATGGAAGTCTTCTTTTACCAAGTCTTTAGCCATTGCCAAGATGTCTGTTCTAATTTCGTAACCATTTTTATTAAATTTAACTTCTGGTACTGACGGTGCTTTAAATGCGTTTGACATATTATTCTCCTTGTGTGTAATGTCTGTGTATAAACAGCAACTAATTTTGCTGTCTATGTATTTATTATACACAACTGACCTGTGTATAACAATCTTTACGAACGTTTTAACTTAAATTTTTCAGGATAATTTAACCGTTCCCATTCTTCGTCGGATACTGGCCACCATTGATTCATTATATCCATCCCTTAAATTCTGACATCATAATTCTGTTAGCAGCGGCATGATCGCCTTGACGTGCAAAGTGTGCAGCAGCACGTACACGACCTATCTCACCTAAAAAATTAAAAATTGTCTTTATAACTTTCATTTGAACCACCCAGCCATTGTGCGATTTAAATTTTTCTGTTCAAACTCTCGTGCTAGTCGATCAACATCGCAACTATCTTGTGGATTATTCTTGACAATGTATTCTTCTAATGCCGATCCGTAAGTTTGTGGCTTACTAAAACTCTGAAACATCTTTTGGAAGTATTCAGCTAATTGGTTTAACATATTTTTCTCCTGTGTGTTAAATTGTGTATCAGTGCTTCTACTGATATAATTATTTATACTAGTTTACCTGGCAGTGCAACATTTTGCAAGTCTTTATCTTTCCGTTTAGATATGTTACAATATACTAAATATTACAAATACAAAGGAAACTGCTTTGAAACGTGTCACAAGAAGTTTATTAGAAGAACTTAATACCATATCGGAACGTAAAAACGGCGAGGCTATCGTTGAAGCCCGTGCCACACACGTAATCAACAGTGCCATCAATTTACTAAATCTTATCAAAGAAAACTTCTCTCCAGAAGAAGCATACGAATTAGAACGTAGATTAGTCAACAGTATCCGAGGTGGTGATGCCAGTAAGTTTACCCGTAGTATACGCAGACTACGCGATAATAAAGAAACTGCTAAACATCTTAAAATCGTTGATGGCGACTTAAAAGACGACGATTAGGCATAAATAATATTACAAAAACACTCTAGAGTAGAGTGAGACATACGATTAAAGGAGACATATTATGTCAGCAGGAATTACAGCAGTACATCGCAAAGCCTATCCAGGCAGTTTCATCGGTCGTCAAATTGCATTCTACGCAGTTCGCCACGTCGATCTTAACGCAGGTAACGGGCCAGACCCAGTCTATGATAGCGAAAACTTCCGTTTAGCAATCCAGGCAATTCAAACTCAAGCAGAAATCTTATTCATTGGTAACCCAACGGTAAGTAACAGTTGGGCAAGTTTCATCGTCGGTATCGCACAAGATACAGCAAACGATGGTAACGACACAGTTGGTAATATCAAAGACAATCCAATGTCTGATACAATCCGAACTATTCTTCGTAGTATCCCATCCTTGAATGACAACAACGATGCAGAATTTGATCGTCGTTGGTTGTTTGGTACAAATTTGGTAACAACTGGTAACTTCTTGAGCGACATCCAGCATGGCCTACAAGGTGGTACACTACCTGAGCCAGAAACTTTTGCTCCAGGAAGCGTTGAAGATCAGGAACTAAAACTAATCCAAAGTATGTAATATCGGAATGGTTTAAAAAGGGTCCTTTGGGGCCTTTTTTACGACAGGCATAAATAATATTACAAAACACTCCAGAGTGGGGTGAGACATACGATTAAGGAGATATATTATGTCAGCAGGAATTACAAGAAAAAACGGTACAGTATTGGCACCAAGTCAGCGTCCAAGTACACTAACATTCTTTCAAATTGACTTTGGTGTTGATTTGACAACTAGCGTTGGTGTTGTTGATGGCGCTTTTGAGAAAGCAGTTCGCGCTTGCGAAAACTTTGCTACATTAGCAATGGTTGGCACATTAAACGCAACAGGCGGTACAGGCCAAGGTCTACGTATTGCTATTGAAGATACTGGTACAGTGAGCGACACCGGCCAGCCAGCAACAAGCGGCTTGGGCATGGGTTCCGCTAGTGATAGCGTAACATACAGCAATACAGCAGATGCATTGAAAGCTGCTATCCGCGCTTTGGGACAACACGCTGGTGTTGATGACAAAGATCTACGCAGTGCAGACGTTACAGTATTCGCACTATAATCTTTAACAAGATTTAAGACTAAGGGAGTTTTTTAACTCCCTTTTCTTATGGCTATAAATACATTATATAGGTAGTTTATGGACATAATTGAAATTCAGACTTTGGTCGACATCACTAACACGCGAGTAGTTAGACCCAATCAAGGTACTTCACTCGCATACGATCAAAATAGGAATTTTATTACATTGATACAATGTATTGAAATCCGCAGTATTATTATCTATAACAATCCGCCCCTATGCAAACTAGTGGACATAACAGATTCGGAGTTTGGATCTGACTATGAAGGCGAACATATGGTATGGTCATTTAGTTTTCAACCAGATCGTATAGGTGTATATAATATAGATAAGAAGAACCCATTAGGCGGGCTCATTGAAAATGTTGACGGTGTGCCAATTATTAAAAATCTAACGGAAACTATAAATATAGCAAAGGCCATATTCGATTGTAAGGATATTGCCTACAAGAACACAATCATCAAGGCACATCTAGGCACAATTTAATGCAATCCCGTACTACCCCAACTGAAGGAGAAAAAGATGTCCACTGGACCAATAATTGATATTGAAAAAACAAATTTAGAAGCGCACGTTGATTTGTGTGCCCAACGCTACGACAATTTAGACAAACGCCTTACCTCTATTGAAGGTAAATTTGCTGATCTTAAAAAGTTAATTGAATCTGGCCATAATAGTATGACTAAAGTTGTCATCGGTACTGCTGGTACTATTGTTACTGGTATTATAGGCTTAGTAGTTGTAGTCTTACAAAAAGCACACTGATATGAGAATATTTGAATTGTTTGAGGGCACACCTCCTTTGGCGGCTGTAGTTCCTGGAGATAAGATAGGAGAAATACCCGCTGGTGGAAAAATTAGTGGAGATGTTCCTACACCCATTACGCAAGCGGGCCCAACAACTTCAAATACTCCCAAAACTAATCAACCTACTGGTTTTACTCCTGGATCAAAAGTAGTTACTCCACAACCTGGATCAAGTGCAGTGACTCCAACACCAGGACAAACAACATCTCCTAATCAAACTCCCAATCAGCCAACTGATCAAAATAACAGTGGCAACAATCAAAATTCCATGGCTGATATGACAAGTAAAATTGCAGCATTACAGGCCACTGTAAATATGATGAGGGGGCAATTAACTCCGCCTCCAGAGCCGCCAAACTAATATGAAAATACATCAGTTATTATCAGGAATTGGCATGACATTGACCAATGAAGAACAACACTTTATTGAGCATCACGAAGGCAATGTTAAAGTAAGCGGATTGGATGACCATGATCAATGGTTAGCTCAGAATCTTGTACGCAAAGGTGTGTACGCCATAAGTAAAGATAACAACACATTAATCTCCAAATTAGATGAAAACAATTCCTGAAGAACTTTACGGCCAAATTAAAAAAGTCAGTGAGACAGTACGTCGTGACCTTTATAAAAAAGGCCTAGTAGTACCTATCAAAAACAATGACGGCACAATATCTATTGGTAGTTACTCTATTGTTAAAGAAGATGACGGTTCGTTTGCTATATTAGATTTTTCAGGTGAATCGTTAATACAAGGTATTAATTTGCCACAAACAGCAATACTGGTTACAAACAAACTAGCATTGGGCTTGTATAAAGATACTGAATTATTGGAAACAGATCGCCGTTATGGTTCTGCAGATTTTGAAGAACAAGTATATAAGAGAGCGATGAAACGTAAGACTAACGATGTTTTTTCCTTATATATTACCAAGTATGATGACGCCAGACTTAAGAAAACTGAGCATAAACGCACTATAATTCGAAGTTTTGAAAAACTTATTAAACTCGTATAAATAGTATTAACCAATTTTCTGGAACTCATATGAAAACAACAGATTTCAACAAAAAGATCACTAGTGCACATCTAGCTGAAAACCTAGAGAAGCAATTTAGTAGTCGTGTTAACTTGACCAAGTATAACCGTGAACAGTTGGAAGATATTCGTAACAAGTTACGTACTCGTATTTTTCAGCAGGAGGGCACTGCCAAATTCAATGAGTTGCTGACCAACGAGACATATCAAAAAGACAAGGCAATGTTAGAATTGCTAAACACAAGGATTAAAGAAATGCTAGGCGAACAAATGCAAAAACTACGTGACAAAATGTCACAACTAAGCGAAGCCAAAAAGGCCAAACCAGACTTTTTAGACTTAGACAAAGATGGCAATAAGAAAGAGACAATGAAAAAGGCTGCTAAAGATGCCAAAGTTAAAGAAGCCATCAAGAAAGACAAGAAAGAACTTGAAGGTAATGCTTTTGGTAAAGCAGTTCAAGATGCAAAAAAAGATGGCATTCAGCCTGGAGAAAAAATCAAAGTAGGTGGCAAAGAATATCCAGTTAAGGAAGCCAACTTTGACGGCGATCGTGCAGGTGATCAGGATACCGCCAGTAAGTTCAACAAAAAGAAAATCACTACTGGTACAGTGCATACCAAAAAAAGCAAGGAGTTTGATAAAGACTCTGGCGACAACAGCAAGGGCGATACTAGCCACCTGCAAGGTATGTTGGGAGGTGCTCCTACAACGCCAACCAAGGGTCGTGTGCACAAAATGAAAGAAGGCATGAAGCATCCTAAAGATTGCGATTGCAAAGAATGCATGATGCAAGAAGGTGATTTCAATAAATTAGAAAAGAAGTTAAGTCATCAAAAGGGTGTTACTAATCCAGCTGGTTTAGCTGCAAAAATTGGTCGTGACAAATACGGCAAAGCAGGAATGGAAAAGAAAGCTGCTGCTGGTAGAAAGAAAACCAACGAAAGCCAATACAAACACAATGTTAAGTTTGTAAATGAAAGTTTACAGTTCTTGTTGATGGAAGATGAAGAAGGCAAAGCACAAGCTATTACTGCTGCTGGTGATATGGTTAATGACTTTACAGGTTGGATGCAACGTGTTGGTCAATACCAAACTAAGGCCATTATTGAATTGAGTGATCAAATTAAATCAGAGTTTGGTCAAGCTGAAGCCGAAGCATTTAAACAATCAGTTGGCCCGGCATTGAGTTCTACATTAGAAGTATTGACACAACAACGTGAAGCAATTAGTAATGCTGTTGCCCAACTAGCAGGCGGCGCTGCTCCAGAGACCCCAATGGGTATGGAACCAGAAATGCCAGCAGAGCCAGGTATGGATGCTGCTATGCCAGATGAAATGAATCCCCCCGCTGGAGATGAGTTTGGTGCTAGCGATGCTGCTGCCGGCGGTGATATGACTTCTGGTCGTGAAATGCGCGAAAGTCGTCAACAAAGCCGTGCACGTAAGTTGGCTGAGTCACACAGCATCATGTCAAAGTTGGCTAGATGAGACTATTTGAAGTAGATCAAGGCGGCGCCAGGGAAGTCATGGCTGTACTACAGGGGCTTGCTAATAAGCCTGGACAAGAACAGGCTAGTGATTTACCTTGGCCAGTTGTCAAAGGCATACTAGATAAATTTGCTTTGGGAATAAGTACACCTGATGGATTGATTGCACTTAAAAATGAAATTGATCCACAGGGCGATGTTATCAAAGATATCGATAGTGAAACTGGCGCAGTTACTTTGAATACCAGACTTCAAAATCACAACGATCAACAAGATAGTGACAAAAAAGGCCCAGCACCTAGTGTGGCAAAAATGGCCAGTCATAACGCCAAAAACGCATTCAAATAATAGACGGAGTCTGTCATATATGTTATAATTAACTATATGACAACCATTTATACCCCACCTCCATTCGTGGAGCGATTCCAATACAAAAACTGCAAACAGGTCAACGACCCCATTACTCGTAAACGAGTTTATCAAACTCCAGACGGAGAAACACTTCCTAGTGTAACAACTATCCTTGGCGCAACTAAGGATATGACAGCACTAAACGAATGGAAGAAGCGTGTGGGTGTAGAAAAAGCACAACAAATTACAACAGAGGCGGCCGGAGTTGGAACAGCTATGCACGCCAACTTAGAACGTTTCCTAATTGGTGAACAGCGTCAGCCTGGTAACAATCCAGTGCATATCAAAGCCAACGCAATGGCTGATCAAATCATTATTAACGGTTTGAGCAAGATGGATGAAATTTGGGCAATGGAGCAATCATTATATTTCCCAGGACTTTACAGTGGCACAACTGACTTGGTAGGTGTATATGAAGGTGTCCCAGCAGTTTGCGACCATAAACAAACTAACAAGCCAAAGAAGGCAGAGTGGGTTGAAGATTACTACCTACAATTAGTGGCTTATATCTTAGCACATAATGAAGTTTATGGCACTGATATGAAGCGTGGAGTTATCTTTATGTGCAGTCGCGGTGATGATGGCATTAAAGTGGGCGGCGAGACATATCAACAATTTGATTTGCTGCCACAAGACTTCAATAAGTACCAAGACTTGTGGTTGACTAAGGTAGAAGAGTATCATACCACTGGATTAAAAGGCTACAAGCAATTGCTCACACAGTAAGCATAAATATCCAATAGAGGGGATATTAATATGGCGATAACTGAGATTGCAAGAATACAAGTACGACGTGGACAGGAAAATCAAACGGGTGTGCCACAGTTAGAGCCGGGCGAATTTGGTTGGGCTGAAGATACACAAAATCTTTATATTGGTAAACGTGTATCAGAAGGAGCCAACAATGACAATAACGCCCGTATTTTAACTGATAAAGATTTGGCCAATGTATTTCGTTTGGCCCAAGCAGGTACAATTTCAGTTAATCCTTCAACCGGTTACAGATATAGAAATGATATATCTAATACTATATTACATTCTTCTACAGGTACATATGCTAAGAAGTTAGACACGTGGGCCAACATGATAGATTTTACCACCACTTGGTTTTATTCTTCAGGTACCGACATTACTAAAATATTGCAAGAATCAATCGGAACTGTTACAAATCCATTTGGTGTTGTTGTTAACAGTAACCCGTCTCAAGTTGCTATCAGCGCAATAAAAATTCCAGCAGGAAACTTCAGCGTCAGTGGTACAATTAGTTTACCGCCCAACACTAAATTAGTTGGCGAAGGCGCAGGTTTAACAGTATTGACAGCCGCGGGCGGAGCACCTATATTCCAAACCGTTGATGCCAATGGACAATCTTTCTTTAGTATGAATGGTGATACGTTTGCTACTCAACCTAAAAACATACATATTGAAGGTATGACGTTAATTAGTACCAGTACATATAGTTCAACATTAATCTTATTAGATAATGTAGCCAATGCTGATATTTTAAATGTTAATTTTGGCGATCCAGCAGCTAGTACATTAACAAGTGTTGACGGTATTACAATACGTGGATTTTCAGTTAGTTCAGATGCAACCCTTGCACTAAGTTCAAATATTAGAATTGACGATTGTAATTTTAATGGACTTAACAGAGGGGTATATCAAAACACTGGCACTACCAATAGATACTATATTCAAAACAGTGAATTTAGTAATATGAGTCGCGGTGTAAGAATGTGGTCAAGTGCAAATGGTATTGTCCCCGTCAATGGTTTAATAGATAACAACATATTCCAAAACATTGCTCGAGAAGCTATCTACATTGGCACTATTACAAACACTACAACAAACTCTTATGTAATAAGTTCTAACAACACATTTAGAAATGTTGGTAATAATTTTAGCGGTGATGCAGGAACACAGATAACTCCAGTAATTACATTTAATGATGGCGGAAATAGTTCAAGCAATGATTATTTTGGTAGATTTATAAATCCAATAAACACCGTAACAAATTATCCTATTATTTCAGGCCCTGCTGTTATAGAAAGTCCAATTACTTACGTATCTAGCATTGGCACAGATACCACTGTGGGATATACTATTACTAATTTTGTGTTGACAGGTCGAGAACAAAAAGTGTCAATTGATTATACACTAATTGACGAAAATAATACAGTATTCTCAAGAACAGGCCAATTGACAATGAATATAACTCCAGCAAATGTCGAGGCAAATGAAGCAGTATTTGCCAGTGTGAGTGATTATTTTAATTATGCTGAAGTATTGTCAGGTAGCACAAACTTTGTAATTTTCTCAACTGACTACACTAGCAATATTACTAACAATTATGTTTCATTAACTTGTTGGAATCAATTAGGTACAACAGCAACTGGTTTGGCAAGTACTGTTACTAATTTCAATATCGAATACAAATTAAATATTTTACAATAAGCAGCAATGTTTAAATTATCCGTTGACGATAGATTATCGTCCTGGGCAGCGCTTCGTGCTCAGTTAGAAACTTGCGAAGAACCTTTTCAACTTGTTATTGACTTTTGGCGGGATGCTCCATTTGTTCCATATAATAGACATATCGATCCTTTCAATAAATCATCGTGGCCCAGTCCTTGGGAAATCATTGTAGAAAATCAATACGATGATTTTACCAAATCATTAATGATAGCATATAGCCTTAAGTTCACTCAAAGGTATAAAGATACCGACATAGAAGTACGTAGTTTAATAGACAAAACCAAATCTACATACTATAATATAGTTTGTGTTGATTCTTTGTGGGCCATTAACTATAATGATAACAATGCGGTATTATTAGAGAATATACCTGATTCATTTTTTATTGAAAATCCTATCAAAGTTACGCCCACGCGGTAAATATCAGCTCAACACAGAATAAAGGCATAAGAAATATGATCACAGTGGTCAAACGCAATGGAGAAAGAGTACCGTTAGATATCTCCAAAATTCAAAGACAAGTGGCCCACGCTTGTACGGGCATTGACGGTGTTAGCCCAAGTATGGTGGAAATTAAAGCACAAATAGAACTTCACGACGGTATGACTACTGAAACGATTGACGAGTTGTTGCTTAAAGCAATGGTTGATCTAATTGATGAAACTGAAAATCCAGAAATTAATAATGTTAATTATCAATATGTAGCAGGCCGGCAACGTGTCAGTATGCTACGTAAGGAAGTATACGGTAGTTACACTCCGCCCAAATTATATAGCGTAGTGCAGACTAATGTTGCTGCTGGTATGTATACCCCAGAACTGTTAAATTGGTATACTGAAGATGAATGGAATATTATAGACTTGTTTATTGATCATAGTAAAGACGAAGAATACACATATGCCGCCATTGCTCAATTGACAGAAAAGTATTTGGTACAGAATCGTGCCAATGGAAAAATATATGAAACGCCACAAGTACGTTACGCGGTTGCCGCGGCAACCGCGTTTCATAATGAAAATAAAGATGTGAGATTAAAATATGTTAAAGAATATTATGAATGTGCGGCCGCAGGTCACTTCACGTTGGCTACGCCAGTCTTGGCGGGGCTTGGCACTACTACTAAACAGTTTAGTAGTTGCGTACTTATTAGTTCGGATGATACTTTGGACAGTATTTTCGCCGCAGGCGAAATGATGGCGAAATATGCATCAAAACGTGCCGGAATTGGCCTAGAAATAGGCAGAATTCGCCCGTTAGGTGCACCAATTCGCAATGGAGAAATCAAGCATACGGGTATGATACCCTTTCTGAAAAAATGGTTCTCGGATTTGCGTAGTTGCAGTCAAGGCGGCATCCGTAATGCAAGTTGCACAGTGACATACCCTATTTGGCACTATCAATTTGAAGATCTTATTGTACTAAAGAACAATCAAGGCACTGAAGAAAATCGTGTGCGTCAAATGGACTACAGTGTAGTGGTCAATAAGATGTTTTGGAATCGTTATAAAAATGGTGGCTCAATTACATTGTTTGATCCGCACGATGTTCCAGACTTATACGAAGCATATTATCGTGACAGTGAAGAATTTGAACAACTATATCTAAACTATGAGAAGCATCCGACAATTAAAAAGAAAAGCGTATCGGCAGATGAGATATTCAAAAATGGAATTCTTAAAGAACGTACTGATACTGGGCGCATCTATCTTGTCAACATCGACAACGTTATCAACCAGGGGCCGTTTGATACAAGGCTTGACCCGATATATCAATCAAACCTATGCCAAGAGATACTTTTACCCACCCGTCCTTTCCAAAGAATTGAAGATCCAGAGGGACGCATTGCTCTTTGTACTCTTGGCAGCATAAACTGGGGAGCATTTAATAACCCACAACAGATGAAAAAGGCTTGCCGTGTATTAGTTAGAAGTCTAAGCAATTTATTAAGTTACCAAGATTTCCTAAGTGTTCAAAGTCAATTAGCAAATAACGAGTTTGAACCTTTAGGTGTAGGCATTACCAATTTGGCCTACTGGCACGCCAAACGTAATTTCAAATATGGTACTACAGAGGCATTGGCAGAAGTTAAACGTTGGATGGAACATCAAGCATTTTACCTAACCGAAACAAGTGTTGAACTTGCACAAGAACGTGGTGCTTGTACCCGTAGCGAATTCACATACTATGGCAAAGGTGTATTCCCGTGGGAACGTCGTGCAGTCGGCAGCAACGAACTAACTGATTTTACTCCCAGTTTGGATTGGGAACCACTACGTGAACGTATGAAACAGTATGGCATCCGTAATGCTACATTGATGGCAGTTGCACCAGTTGAAAGTTCTAGTGTTGTATTGAACAGTACTAATGGTATTGAAATGCCAATGGAATTAATCAGTGTTAAGGAAAGTAAAGCAGGATCATTTACACAAGTTGTTCCAGAATACAAACGCTTAAAGAATCGTTATCAACTAATGTGGGATCAAAAGGACTGCGTTGATTATTTGAAAACTGCTGCCGTACTTGCTGTGTACATTGATCAGTCATTGTCAACTAACACATTCTATAATCCTGCAAATTATGAAAAAGGTAAAGTACCTGGCACATTGATTGCTAAGAACTTGATGCTTGCATACAAGTGGGGATTGAAAACTATGTATTACAGTCTTATCAACAAAGTTGGTAGTAAGAATATATTAAACACTCAAAGCGATAGACTGCTAACAACACAGCCTGTTACTATATATGAAGAATTAGAAGATGACTGCGAGGCTTGCAAATTATGAGCAAAGAACAATATAACCTAAGTAAACAAACTAACTACTTAAAACGCACAATGTTTTTGGATCCAGCAGGTCCTGTTACAGTACAGCGTTTTGAGGAAGTCAAGTACAACAAGTTACAAAAATACGAAGAATTGGCCAGAGGGTTCTTTTGGGTACCTGAAGAAATTAGTCTTACTAAAGATAAAATGGATCACAAAGATGCCAGCGATGCAGTCAAGCATATCTTTACCAGTAACCTACTTCGACAAACTGCTTTGGACAGTATCCAAGGTCGTGCGCCTAATCAAGTGTTTAGTCCTGTTATTAGTATTCCAGAACTTGAAGCACTGGTAAGCAATTGGAGTTTCTTCGAAACCAATATTCACAGTAAGTCATACAGTCACATTATTCGTAATGTCTATGGTGTGCCTAAGGAAGAGTTTAACAAGATTCACGACACACAAGAAATTATAGATATGGCTGCAAGTATTGGCCGTTACTATGAAATTTTACACGGACTCAATTGTCGCAAAGAATGTGGTGAGGCAATTGATCTCCACACACATAAGACTGCAATTTGGATGGCATTACACGCAAGTTATGCATTGGAAGCATTTAGATTTATGGTGTCATTTGCTACAAGTTTGGCAATGGTTGAAAATAAGATTTACATTGGCAATGGAAACATTATCAGTCTTATTTTACAAGACGAATTGTTACACGCAGAATGGACCGCTTGGTTAATCAACCAAGTTGTTAAAGATGATCCGGATTTTATTTCTATTGCTGAAGAATGCAAAACAGAAGTATATGCATTGTATATGGAAGTTATTGCAGAGGAAAAAGCCTGGGCAGATTACTTGTTTAAGAAAGGACCAGTCATTGGCCTTAATGCAACTATTCTAAAAGACTTTGTTGACTATACAGCATTCACCCGTTTGAAAGATATTGGCATCAAATACGACGGCGAACATCCACGCAGTAGTCCTATCCCTTGGTTTAACAAACACGTTAACATTGGAAAGAAACAAAGTGCACTACAGGAAACTGAAAGCACTAATTACGTAGTGGGTGTGATGAGTGACTCTGTCACCTATGACGAATTACCAGACCTATAAGGATTAAAATTAAAATGGCAGATATTATTAAAGTGGAATTTTCTGGAGACTGGTCGTCTGAACTTGCCCAGGCGTTGAAAACGGCATTTGATCGTGCTGATAAAATGCAACACAAATTACCTGCAGAATTAATGACAATGCACGGGATGAGTGGTAAAAAATTTCGAGCATTAATGAATAATTTAATAGAGATCGTGCCCAATCCTAGATATTTAGAAATAGGATGCTGGGCAGGATCAACATTTTGTTCGTCAATTTGGCAAAATAACTGCCAAGCGGTGGCAGTGGATAATTGGAGTCAATTTGGCGGACCTCGAGATCAATTTTTAAACAATCTAAAGAAATTTTCAAATTCAGAAAATCAAAGATTCATTGAAAGTGATTTTAGAGATATTGATTACAATAATTTGGGCAAGTTTAATGTTTATATGTATGATGGCCCACATGAACACGATGATCAAAGCGATGGACTACGTATGGTTTTGCCTGCATTAGACGATATGTTTATTTGGGTAGTAGATGATTGGAATTGGCCTGATCCTAAAAACGGTACTATCGATGCGTTAACCAACGTAGACGTTGAAGTAATTGCTGGTATTGAAATTCATACTACGGATGATTTGACCCACGCTAAAGTATCTCACGAACAAAGCGATTGGCATAATGGATATTATATCGCAATTTTAAAAAAACTATAAGGAAAATAAAATGACAAAAGCAATTGTATGGAGTAAGTATCACTGTCCCTATTGCGATCAAGCAAAAGCATTGTTAAATCAGCGTGGTATTGCATTTGAAGAGAAAAAAATTGGTGACGGATATACACGAGAAGAATTATTAGAAGCAGTGCCTACAGCACGAACTGTTCCACAAATTTTTATTGACGGAGCACTAATTGGCGGCTTTACTGAATTAAAGGCACACTTAAATGGATGATGAAATAATTATTACTATACCTGAAAGTAGTCTAGATACCCACGATATATCTTCAGGCGATGTTACTATTGATATTTCTGGTGTATCATCAAGCATACTTGGTCCATATTTTATTCCCGGCATAGGCGCAGTTGGGTCAAACAGTAATTACGGTTCTTATATCACAACTACTAATAATACATGGGGTGGTAGTTTTAATACCCCATCAAAGCCCAGCACATTACAGGTCACCGGCGATGCAGAGTTTGCGGGTGATGTTAAAATTAAGGGTGTTAGCATTGCCAAGGCATTGGAAGATATACAAAAGCGTTTAGCCATACTTGTACCAGATCCTGCAAAGTTAGAACACTTTGAAGCATTAAAAAAAGCATATGATCACTACAAGACTTTAGAAGCCTTGTGTGAAATACCAACAAAAGATGATTGATCCAAAAGATAAAAAGATTGCCGACCTTGAACAGCAAGTAAGAACGCTGTCGTCAAATGTTGGCAAATTAAATCAACAGGTCAGTGTTCTTGTAAGAGAAAACAATAGGCGTAAGAGTGAGATATCACAAGTAATCGCCGCAATTAAAAAAGGATAATATGTTAATTAATAAAGGTTTCTCCTCAGGAGATGTAGTAAGTATCAAACTAATCAACGGTGACGAGATCATTGCCAAGTTTGAAAGTGAAACCAGTGATACAATTACTATTAGTAAGCCACTGGCATTGACTATGAATGGTCAAGGTTTGGGAATGATCCCTTGGATTTTCCTCGGTAAAGAAACTGATGTTACTCTAAGTAAGAGCAATACATTCTTTGTTGTAGCAAGCAAGAATGAAGCTGCCACACAGTATCTCGAAGGTACTACTGGCATTGCATTGAGATAATATGGCACTGGCTCACGAGGAAATTGTAAGTACACTTGAGATAAAAATCTCAAGCAGTACACCTTTGAATATGCAAACCATTGCGGATGCAATTCGTCGGGCATATCCTAATGATCCAAACATAATTCCCATTGGTATTGCTGTTCCTGGAATTTGCATTACCAACTGTAATGCTATCGGTGTTATTGATGCTGAATCGGATGTTAATGACGCAGCCAGTAGATTATACAATGCAGGTATGCAGGCCATATATCAACCTGTCTGGACTGCATTATATTCAGCATATCAAGTATTAAAAAGGTTTGGACTGGGTGTAATTGATTTGACATTGCCATACTTTGGTTTGCATATCAGTGACTTATTTGATCCCAACTTCTATTGCAAGTTATACGACATCATTGCCAAACTATTTCCACTTAAATTAGATTTCTTAAAGAACATATTTAAAGCGTTGGGCATACCTTGGCCTTTTTATAAAAACTTTGACAACATACAAGAAAAAATCAAATATATAGTAAGGACCATTGCACAAAGTCTGTGGGATCAGTTGTTAAAGAAAATCAACACTATTAAAGACCTTATCCAACAAGGTTTGGCATTATTTGATACTGCTACTTATAAGGTGCCTACATTGAGTGTACTATGGAAAAAGGCAGTAGATCAAATATTATCCAGTATTTTAAAATATTTGAAACAGCCGCCTAGTTTACAAGAAATACTTGATGCACTTAAAGCCTTTGCTAAAAAAGTATTGAAAAAGATTGAAGTGACTGCACAAGATATTTTAAATTCAATTAAGAATTTTAAATTACCTATATTTGGTAGACCGTGGGATTGGGCAGAGCCATTTGCAAAACACAGTATTAATCCTGAAAAGATTTTGGCTAAACTGCTGTCAGATATAGGACTTTGGATTAAAAACTTTATAGCCAACATCATATTGAAGTTTGTTGAATTTGTTATGAACATTTTGAAAATTTTAGGAATAACTTTCACATTACCATCTCTAAAAATTCCCATTACATTGTGTGTGATTCGCGTAAAACCTTGACACTGATAGATTTTTTTGTTACAATAAACTATGAGCACTGAACAAGACAAATTCAAAAAGAGCAAACGCCTACTAAAGGACGATGCACATATTGCTAAACAGGTAAAGATTGCCAAAGCACACGGCTTTCCAGTTAAGAAAGATGAAACACATCGTTTGCATAAATTAAGTGGAACTACCTGCGGCGATCCAAATTGTGCGATGTGTGGTAATCCTCGAAAGTTTTTTAACGAGCCTACACAGCAAGAAAAACGCCTTTTTCAAGATGTGGAAAAGATCACAGACAAACACAGCAATGGATTGAAAAATGACGAAGAAGATATACTATGAACGAGTTGGTCGAAAGTATGTTCCTGTTTCTGAGTACGATAGCGACTATTTAGATAGTTTTGGAAAAGGTACACATATTGTAATGTGTTACCCAGGTGGCCAAAGCCGTAGATATAATATAGATCCAGATTATGCTAGTTTGATTGCTGCCAGTCGAGTTGCACAAGATGCAATGACTAAGGCAATGCAAGAAGCAAGCGAACTGAAACCTCGACAAACTCCAATTACTGAAGGTCAGCGTAAAGCCTGGAAAAAATTAGCCAAAGAGTTTGGTGATGACCTGTGTACATTACAGAGCGCCAGTGCCCACGATATTGCTGAAGCAGGAGTAAAAGCCATTCAAGAAGAAGCCCAAAAACTTCTTCAGAATGAAAGTGTGCGTAAAGCATATGATCATTTTATATTAATTTGTCAATTAACTAAACAAGTTGAGTAAATAATATATCTGGTAGGGGTAAATCTACATAGTAGATTGTTGCAGTGGGAGGCTGTAAGGCTAGGCGGAGGCACAACACGCCCTACGGAGTCCGTCACAAATTTAGAGATCATTATGAGCAAACCAATTGTACTGAGTCAAGAACAGTGGGAAAAACTAAAAAATCGTTTGACTAATGATTATACACCTAGTGTAATGATGATCAGATGGAAGATGAAAGATGTGCTTGGTTTTACTGTGCGTGAACACGCAGAATGGTTTAACCAAGAAGTACATCTCAAGGATATTCACTACGGGACCAAATATTGTAGTCAAAGCATTCGTTTAGATTTTTATAATGAACCTAAACGTACAATGTTTATTCTCAAATATAGTGAATATCTAGAAAATAAATCAACCAAAACAGTAGACTTATAACTATATTTGCTGTACAGTAAATATTGTTGAGTATTAACAAGACTTAATAAAATTTTAAAACTAAAGGAAAATTTAAAAATGAAAAAAATCGCAATTGCATCTTTATTGGCTTTGGCCGCAATTTCTGCTTCAGCAGTTGAAGTTGGTGTAACAGCCGCTCGTGACTACGCAGGCGCAGATCGTGATGCTTATGGTATCACCCTTGGACAAACTTTTGGTAAAGTTGGCGTAACTACTAGCTTTGACCGTGCTACTAAAGGCGCAAACAACCAAGACCGTTACACAGTAGTTGGCAGTTATGATGTTGCCAAGGTTGGTCCTGCTACTGTTGCTGTTAAGGCTGGCGGTGCATACTTGAACAACCAAACTAGTGCAGACGGCTACGCATTGCTAGTTGGTGCAGGTGTTAGCGTTCCAGTTGCTAGTAAAGTTAGCCTTGGCTTAGACTATACTCGTCAGTATGGTCAAGATCGTGTACAAGCACAAGACGGCAATCGTTTGACCGCCAGTGTTAAGTACGCATTCTAATCATTTAGGATGATTCAAAGAAGGCTACTTGAGTGGCCTTTTTTGTTGACTACATTACTAGTCAATGCTATAATATCAGTAATATGAGTAATCACTTAGACTTAGAAACACGAACTTATACTGTAAACCTAAATGGTAATACAGTTCAATTTACCTTATACGGTGAAGAAGATGATTTGAATACATTGGATATGTTTATTACATTTTTAATGCAAGCCGCAAGAGACAACTTAGGAGACGATGAATGACAATGCATTTATGTGGCCCGGCACTTACTACAACTGGTAAAAAGAAGGGCAAGGTAAAATTTCGTAATGCAGATGAAGCTCGTAAGGCTCGAGAGCTTGACGCTAGTTGGAAAGAACTACAAAAGAAATGGGGTGTCGAAGAAGAAGCACGTAAACGTAAACGAGCATTATCGGCTGAAACACTAGTATATGGGCTCGGTACTCCAGTTGGAAGAACTAATACACACCACATCCCCAGTCGAGATACTGGTGGGGTGGCAATATCAGCACCTACTAAAGTTTATACTGGTACTAAGGTAAAAGGCATTGCCACTATGCACAAGAGTAATGCTGTGCCAGTGTTTAGTGATGAAGAAGCAATTGATATTTCCAAGATGCGCCGCTAAACATAATAAATACCTTATGAAACCAACATTAAATGATAAACTCATTGCCTATATAACACTGCTCAGTGGATTGGCACTTTCGATTGTAGCTGAATATTATAGTATTGCGGGGTTAACTGCCATATTTGCGGCTGCTGTAATTCCCACAATTATTATGGGCATCACCCTGGGACTTGGTAAAATTGTTGCCACAGTTTGGGTTAAACAAAATTGGAAAACTGCTCCTTGGACAATTAAAAGCTATCTATGTATAGCAATCGTATTGCTAATGCTGATTACCAGTATGGGAACATTTGGTTTCCTAAGCAAAGCACACAGTGATCAAACATTAGTGAGTGGTGACGTACAAAGTAAGGTAGCAGTATATGACGAGAAAATTAAAACAGCCCGTGAAAATGTTGAAGCCAACCGTAAACAACTTAAACAAATGGATGAGGCTGTTGACCAAATCATGGGTCGAAGTACAGATGAAAAGGGTGCGGACAAAGCAAATGCTGTGCGTAAATCACAACAACGCGATCGTGCAAATCTTGCCAAAGACATCGAAGCCAACCAGAAGCTTATTAGTGATCTTAATGACGAAGCCGCGCCAATTCGTGCAGAAATACGAAAAGTTGAAGCAGAAGTAGGCCCAGTCAAATATTTGGCAGCATTTGTCTATGGCAATACAGATCCCGATGTATTAGAACGTTCAGTAACTTGGATTATCGTACTAATCATATTTGTATTTGATCCACTAGCATTAATGTTGCTTATTGCCAGTCAAATTAGTTTCCAACAAATTAAAAAAGCCAGTGGTGGTGTTATTATAGACCAGGACGGTACCATCATTGGATTAAAGGGCACGGAGGGTGACAGCCCTAGAGGGACCAAAGAAGTCGTAGACCCAAAGCCGCCTACTGTCACAACACCTGTACCAATTGTACCCACTGCAGAAAGTAGGATTGTTCGAACAAAGGTGTTTCCTAAACCTACCATAGAAGGATATGTTCAAAACGAAGAACAGTCGACAAGCAATTTATGGAAAAAAGTAACTGGTAAAAATTAATGCAAGGTAAATTAACACTAATAACGCCGCCCGATATATACGAGAATAGCAATTTAAGTATTTTTTTTATACATTTAACAGACGAAGAACAAGACGCAGTAAGTCAATGGTTTTTCAATAATAATATTCCTGGTGATATAAACTTGTATTTGTATAATGGGGAATCAAATGTGTCCTGGTTTTTATACGCACTTGGTCGTAGCGACTATAAGTATATTAACATAGATTGTGTAAATTATATTACACAATCACTAGCAGGTTACGTATTAGGCAAAGGTGACACTTATTATAAAACCAGTGATGCAAATATTGCTGAAGTATATAGTCATATCAATTCCAAATCCGTAACTAATGTTGAACAGTTTTTAGAAAGCATACTAAGTGAGCAAAAATAACATATCCAACCAGTGCTGCGATTTCTGTGGCAAAAGTAAAGAAGATGTTGAAAAATTAATAGTGGGTGATCAAGCCGCCATTTGTAATGACTGTATCACACTCTGTGTAGATATATTAGATGATGAAAAATTCAAAAAAGTATCTGATTCAACCAATAAATTAAATCCATCTGCTATCAAAGATTATTTGGACGAATATGTTATTGGACAGGAAGATGCTAAAATTAGTTTAAGTGTTGCTGTTAGTCAACATTTTAAACGAATCAATAACCCCAGTAAAGATATTCAATTAGAAAAGACTAATATGTTATTATTAGGCCCCACTGGCTGTGGCAAAACTATGATGGTACGTAAGATTGCGGAATATTTAGATTTGCCTTTTGCCATTTGTGATGCTACTGGCATTACAGAAGCCGGATATGTAGGTGATGATGTAGAAAGTATTTTATTACGCCTACTTAATGCCGCAGATGGCGATCTTGAAAAAGCACAATGTGGCATTGTCTACATTGATGAAATTGACAAGATTGCACGTAAAGGTGAAAGCACTAGTATTAGCCGAGACGTCAGCGGAGAAGGTGTACAGCAGGCACTGCTAAAAATGATTGAGGGTAGCGTAATGCGAGTGCCCTATAGTGGAAAGAGAAAACATCCTGGCAGTGATATGCAGGAAGTAGACACCCGCGGCATACTATTCATTTGTGGCGGTGCATTTGTGGGAATGGACAAAATAGTTGAAAAACGATTGAACCATCGCAGTGTTGGGTTTCACAGTACTCTCAAAAAGAAAGACGAAATAACAGATCTTTACAGTTTAGTATCAACTAAAGATATTATTCAGTTTGGTTTTATTCCCGAATTTATTGGTCGATTTGGCCTTATTGCCAATGTTACTGAATTAGCTGTGGAAGATTTGGTACGGGTTCTTAAAGAGCCTAAAAACAGTTTGATTCGTCAGTATCAATACATTTTTGAATTAGATGGTATTGAATTAATATTTGAAGATACTGCATTAACACATATTGCAGAACGCGCCAAGGAACTCAAAACTAACGCTCGCGGACTCAAAAATATTATTGAAAAAACATTACTTCCATATCAATTTGATGCTATGAATTTAGTATCACGCGGTCTTAATCAAATTAGGATAACTAAAGATACTATAGCTGGGAATAGTCCAGCTATAATGATTTTTGATAAAACCGTAAATGAGAAAAAATAAAATATTCAAAGGAAATTCTGTTTTAGTAGGTGATATGCCACTTAATGTGGCCTTGCGCAAATTTAAACAAAAAGTTGACGATAGTGGTAAACTAGAAGATGTTAAAAAACATATGTTCTTTGAAAAACCAACCACTACTAGAAAGCGCAAGAAGGGCGCAGCTGCCGCCCGCTGGAAAAAGAAACTCCAAGAACAACAATTACCCAAAAAACTGTATTGACAACAATTCTTTTATATGCTATAATATAGTTTTATAGGAAGAATAATATGTCAAAAGCATTGATGGTGGACTTGGAAACAATGGCCACTGGTCCAAACGCAACTGTACTAACACTAGGTGCAGTACATTTTAATCCCTACGGAAATGGCTATGGTGACAAGATTTATTTCCGTATCAATATTGATGAACAAGAAGGTCGGGATATAGATCCAGTTACACTTGAATGGTGGAGCAAGCAAGATCCTGCCATTATGGAAGAAGCGTTTAGTCCAGATGACCGTGTTCCACTGATTGAAGCAGTCGATCGTTTCCATAAATTTGCTTGGGGATGTTCAACATTTTGGAGTCACGGCGCAACATTCGACTTGGTGATATTAGAAAACTTGTACCGCCAAGTTGGTAAGCCACTTCCTTGGAACTTTTGGCAACTACGCGATACCCGCACATTGTTTGATTTGGGACTTGATCCTGATATGCCACAAGGTGGAAAACACGATGCATTGCAGGATGCTATTCGACAGGCAGTGGGTGTGCAAAACATTTACGCTAAACTTGGAATTAAAGAACGATGATCTATCTTAGTTTTGGATTAAGTAATCCCTGGGGTAAGCCCTTTGCTAACTTGTGGAATAGGTCAGGAATGATCACTAAACATAAAGCGTGGGAAGCAGAACTGTTACGAACTCGAGAACTGGTCGGATTTCATTTTAGTTACACTGCACGGCAAAGCCACGCCGGCCTAAATTTAGAACTAGGATTATTTGGCTATAGTATATCGTTTCAAATTTATGATACACGGCATTGGGATCACAACACAAACACTTGGGAAGCATATGATTGATTGTTTAATTTTAGGTGATAGTATTGCAGTAGGCACACATCAGTTTAAACCTGAATGTGCGGCCTACGCTCGTGGTGGATGGAATACTTGGCAATGGAACAAAGATTATCTAAAGAATGATCTAACTGCTAATACTGTGATTATCAGTTTAGGCAGCAATGACCATAAGGGTGTTAAAACTCGTCAGGAGTTGGAAACTATGAGGGCAAAAGTTAAAGGCAGCAGAGTGTTTTGGATCTTGCCTGCTATCAAACCCAATATTCAAGATATTGTGCGAGAGATTGCTGCCGAGCACGGAGATACTGTATTACCAATTTCTCGTTTACAACCAGATGGCGTTCACCCTAGTTGGGCTGGATATAAAGATATTGCAGAAAGGACAAAGTAATGGCAAGCCAAACTGATTATTTTAACAAGATAGGTTACCAACCAAAATACTGGATTGGTGATCGTGTATTTGGCAAGTGGAACAAGATTCCATTTATAGGTACTGTGGGTAATGATACGATAATTAACGAAATAGAAGGTCCTAGGATTTCAATCCACTTGGATCTGCCAATCAAGTTTAAAGATGCTATTCATAATATCATCATTGTCAAACACAAAGATATTAAGAAACTAACTGTTATTGATTAAGTTATTTGAACCAACCTAGTTTTTCACCAGCGGCTTTTCTGCGTTCTGCTTCTTCTTTACTGCCTGGCAAGCGACTTGCCCATAGTATAATAAGTGCAAAAAATATGCCTAATCCTAGGCATAGTCGCCAATTACCGGTACGCCAGTAAATTAGAATCAAACTAAAGTCCATACTAGCAAACATTGCCCACTTGGCAAGTGTGGGGAACACACGACCTTCTCCCCAGTTCTTAATAAAGGGACCGAAAAGTTTATGGTTCAACATATAATCGTGAAACTTTTTACTGCTTTTGCTAAAGCACCAAGTGGCTAAAAGCGCAGGTGTACTCCAAGGCAATCCTGGAACAAAAGTTCCTAAGTAGGCAATACCTAAAAATACAATTCCGAGGCTAAACCAAAGTGCTTTTTTAATCTTATTCATCGTCATCCTTTATGTGGTCTGCTTTTGGACCTACTGTTTTCATTTTTTCAAAATACGCTACTTTACTCTGCTCCAATGCATCTAAGTCAACGGGAACATTTCTTATTTCTTGTAATATAGGATGTAGCAACTTGTTCATGAAACTTCGAGAAAATGCTTCTAAAACTTGATCAATATCTTCGCCCCGGGCTATTCGCTTATGCGCTTTTTTGATTTCTTCAGCGTGTGCTTGTTCAACCCATTCTGAGTATTGATCTTTGGATTCCATTCTATATTGTAGCATACTATTTACAGGAAATCAACTTGACTTTTTGTTATCGTGGGTGTATAATATGGGTATGAAACTTAACAAAATTGATGGAAGAATGAATGGACACGGTGTGTTCAAACACTATGTCAATCTCACATCTGCACAGAAATTTTCTGATATTCGTAAATGGTGTTGGGAACAGTTTGGTCCAAGCGACGATTTAGAATTCTTTTATAAACTTACAGATCCCAACATCAAGTGGAGTTGGGTCAATGACAAATATACAATGAGAATTTATTTGGCCTCAGACGCAGAAGCACAGTGGTTCTTATTGAAATGGGGCTCTTGACAAACAGTCAAATTTATTGTATAATGCACTATGACAACAAATGCTTTTATTTTTTCGTGGGACCAATTGGGTATCGAATCAATCGTGCCAATTAGTCAGTACGAACTTCACGAAAAACAGCAACTTATCAATATACTGAGTGAGAAACGTACACAAAAAAATCCCTTGGATGGAATTTTGAGAAGTTTGATGTTGCGGGCCAGATTTAATCCGCAACGGCATTATGAAATCTATGCCATTGATTGTGATGCTAGTTTGGACGAAGCATTTTGGCGTGAACAGTGGGAAGAGTATCCACAAGAAACTGCGGAACTGATTAGGGACCGTGGACACAAATTATACAGTGACAGAGCAAGTGCAGATAGGATAAAGATAATATGAAAATCAGTTTAGTAAGTGATCTCCATCTTGAGTTTGGCCCTCAAGAAATGGAAGGTGGCGATGTACTAATCCTTGCTGGCGATATGTGCGAGGCACGTACACTAATCAAACAATTCCACAGTACTAAGGTTCTGCCTTATACTCCTGGAAAGTTGAGTGCCTATGATTTCTTCTACCATGAATGCGCCAAGTACAAGAAAGTGTTTATGGTAATGGGCAATCACGAACATTATCACGGACGCTTTGATAAGACTTATGACGAACTCAAACGAGTGTTGCCTGACAATATTACCTTGTTGGAAAACGAAGTGGTGGAATACGAAGGTGTTATGTTCTTGGGTGCCACATTGTGGACAGACTTAAACAAAGGCGATCCCATTACTGTGCAGTCGATGAAGCAATTTATGAACGACTACCGAACTGTTCAAAATCATTACCCCGATAAGGGCTTGTACCACAAGTTAACTCCTTACGATACTGTGGAAGCACATCGTAAAAGTAAGCAGTACTTTCTGTCTACAGTAGAAGAACACAAAGACAAGACTTTTGTGGTTATTACACATATGGCTCCTAGTTTTGCCAGTGTGAACGAAAAATACATTCGAGATACTGTTATGAACGGTGGGTATGCAAGTGAAATGAGTGAATTTATTCTTGATCACGAAAACATCAAAGTTTGGGTACACGGTCATATGCACGATCCCGCTGATTATATGATTGGTGAAACACGTATTCTAACTAACCCTCGTGGTTATGTTGGACACGAAGATACTAGTGGTTTTGATCCTGACTTAACTTTTGAGGTATAAGATGGCTAGTACAGTACGCATACCTTGGAAGCGTGAGTTTGACAATGAACAAATGTGGAATGAAGTCTGTGCCTGGGCAATCGAATATTTCGGCCTGCCTGGGGACAGATTTCAAACGCACGCCAATGTTAATTATATGGACTTTGTTTTTAAAAGCAACAAGGATGCATTGGTTATGGCATTGATGTGGAATGCAGAAATTGTGCCCGACAATGATCTCACTGTGGAATATGTTGGCGGTCTGATCAATGTTTAAGAAACGTGCTATGGCCGAGTCTAGATGGGTTGGCGACAGTATTACTAGTTATACACCAGTTAAACATTTTGAAACTGGGTATGCTGAGAAACAACCTGATTGGCCCTATTGGGTACAGCCTTTTAACTATGATAAGTTTGAATGGGCTGATATGGACAAGTGGATATGTCAAACAATGGGAGATACTGACTGGTCAACGCCTGATGGTCGATGGGTAGGCAGTGATAGAAAATATTGGTTCCGTAATGAAGAAGATCGCACTATGTTTATTTTGAGGTGGTCATGAATTTGGACATCCATTATAGTGAAAAATATAAAGAATATTCTATATTCTGGAATCAAGATGACGAGTTGCACAATAGTGAAATTGAAAACTGGTGTAATCAAACTTTTGGAAATTTTTGGGAAAACGGGATTGAAGATCTAAATTATATTAGATTAACATCTGCCAAAGATGCTACAATGTTTATTTTGAGGTGGTCATGAAGATTACAGGATACACGTGGGAAGAGCAAGCCGCACAACATTTGGCTGATGAAATTGATCGAGAAGTATTTTGGGGACTGCTCAAAGATTGTGGATGGCATCGTGTTATGCTTGATCGGTTACAGGATAATAAACACGCTATAGATATCACACTATGGCTAGAAGAAAACGTAAGAAACCCTTATGAACGCAATGGTCGAGATTTTATATTTTCAGCAGAACGAGATGCTGTATTGTTTATTTTGAAATGGAGTTAATTAAAATGGCAACTATGATTAACACTGGACCTGGCATTTCCAGTATTATTGGCGGTTTAAACTTTGGATCTGAACACGAACTACGTCCTATGAAAACTGGCAAGGCCAGTGGTTGGGGTATGGAGTATAGTTGGGTTGAAATTGCCAGAACTGAAAATACACCCGTAGACATTAATGAACAAGCGCAGGATTGGTGTAAGCAAATGTTTGGTACTTCATCTGTTCGTTGGTTTGAAAAGAAAGATAAATTCTATTTTAAAAGTGAAAAAGACCTAACACTGTTTCTATTAAAGTGGTCTTAATATGAGAGTACTTAAAAAATCGTTGTGGCCCCATTGTATCAAACTGGATGTGTTAGAACCTGGGGATGATATGTATGATATAGAAATTTGGCTTGGTGAAACAATGGGTTCTTTTAAGGATCGTTGGAACGCAGTTTACAAGCACAACGGAACTGATTTTTATTTTCGTCAAGGGCAGGATGCAACACTATTTGCATTGAAATGGTCATGACCGGTAAACTACGCCGCGCAAGCCCAAATGCTGTAATGCCTCCACATAAAGCCGTCATCATTGGCAATTTTGAAAAGATGGACTCTGCCCTAGTTGACGGAGACTTGTGGTATAAGGTACAAGTTATTCCAAAAGTTACTCGTTGGGTTAAAGAACAAAATAAAGATCTATGGTATGATCATAGAACACCAAATAATTATAAAGTCTTGGATACTTTTGATGTACACGAAAAACTATACACAATGATGGCAGTGAGGTGGTCGTGAAAGATTATACAGACTATATGGTACTGCCCTGCGGCGGTGTTGCCTACTATGATGAGCCCGTACACGGTATGAATTATTTCTGTGCTCAATGCGGCACATCAGTTGGCAGTGTAGGTATGCCCCGAGCGTGTAAACGTGAGATGGACAAGTGGGACCTAATCAAACTACTTGGCGGGAAAGGATGGGATTACTTTGCAGAACCTGATGAATTCTTCTGATACAGATGCAACTTTGTTTTTGATGAGGTGGCCATGATTGAAGTTAAACTCGCCAACAGGACGGTTGATGCTGTAATGACCATTGTTCGAGAACTTAGGGCTAAGGGACTAGTACAAGGTATAGATTTTGATTTTGCGTATCATCAAAGTAAATGGGACAATATGATTGGCCATAATCCAACATACTCTATTTTCACATTTTACGAAGATAAAACTGCATTATTTTTCATTCTCAAGTACAGTAAATAACGTATGAAATATCTCGTACTAGTATTAGCCCTATTCACAAGTAATGTGTGGCCCAACAGTCACGGACTGTATCATTATTCCACAGAGGAATACATTGATAAGAAAGATACGGATACAGTACGTAGCATTGCCAGTATCACTAAATTGTTTACTGCTATGACAGTATTAAATTCTGGCCAAGATTTGGAAGAACGAGTAACAGTAGATTGCCGTAATCGTGGTCGTATCAGTAACGGTATGGAACTATCACGAAAAGACTTATTGACTGCTGCAATTGTTGTCAGCGATAATTGTGCCGCAGAAACACTAGCCAATGCTTATCCAGGTGGATATAGTAGATTTATATTTGATCGTAGTAAACTACTCAAAGATTTAGGACTACATAATACTCAATTATTTGACCCCACAGGTCTAAGTGTGTTTAACGTTAGTACAGTGGATGATTTGATTAAGTTTGCTCCTGTAGCATATTCAAATGAATTCTTGCGTACTATTGCAAATTTACCCCAAGCCACAATTAAAGCAATACGTAAGGGTAAAGTCGTATCCATAACTGTAAGAAATACGAATCCAGCAATATTTTCCCATAATAACGTCGTGGTGAGCAAAACAGGGTTTACTAATTCTGCTGGTCGTTGCGTTTTGATGCTGGTAAAACGTGTCCAAGATGTATATGCCGTTGTTGTTTTGGGCGAGCCTAGTTTAAAATCTCGAACAAAACAAGTGGAAATTTTAATGGCTAAGAAATAAATTTATTCAATTGACATTAAAATACTATTTCTGTATAATAAATAAATGTGTAGAAGACCTAATGGCTTTTACATATGGGCAAAGTGCCCAGATTGTCTTACTTTATTAAGGAGAAAAATTATGACAAATCAATTAGTTCGTTTCGACACCAACTCTCTAAACAGAGCACTTCTAGGATTTGATTCCTTGTTTAA